CTCGAATGTACTTTTGTGTATCTACTTCGGTACCTTCTACGATGACCCGAAAGATCTCCTTGAACTTGTCACGGACGACCTGCGGAGTACTAGACTTGATTGCCTCGATACCCATCATCTTGAGTTTAGGTTCGTTGTACTGGACACCTTCGTTATTGTGGACGTTCAGGATGTAACGTTTCTTAGCCATCCAGATACCACGGTCTGCGATTACCTCCCGTTCCATCTCCATGCGATTCTCATAGGCATTGGTCGCTAGTGCCATATCCGCATAAGACTTTACAAGGATTTTCTCGAAGTGTTCCGAACAGATCTTGTCGAGAAACTTAGTAGGGTCTTTGGGTTGGAACTTATCTACCAGTGCACCCATACGAAGATAAACAGAATCAGTGTCAATTGCCACAACGTAGTCTTCATCCGTTTTAAGAAGTTTTTGCATTTCATTGTTTACTGATCTCTCCGCCCATTTGATTGCAAGTTGACCAGAAAGAGTAATGGACTCTGCAACTCGCTGGGAAAAATATCTGAACCAACGATTCCCGAGGGCGCCATATAATGAATTCATAAGAATCTTAATTGCCATCTGTTGATTATTCAGAGAAGTTATGGTATACTCTAGAGTTTTAGACGGGTTAGTCTGCATCTCCTGTTGACATTCCAACATCTTCTTCTTGATTACTCTACGTTCCGAGTAATACATTTTAATGATTTTGGGAACCACACCTTCTTTATCTTGGGAGAATCTAACACCAGTGGGTGCAAGAGCATAATCTAGATTCTGGTCAGTAAGGTCAATCGAACCGTCCAGAAACTTATCGACCGAGACATTGTTAACGAATCCGTCCATTACCGTCTCGGGAGACATGTTGTACTGGACAATGATGTTGGGATACAGAGATGCCAAATCGAATGAGGTTACCCAGTCGTGCGAACCAACCTGTGGGTCTTTCACGTAACCGCCAGGATATGCGGTCTTGGGTTGCTCGACCTTCTTAGGAACCGCAACCTTGTTCTTATTCAGAAGTCGGTAGATGATGGTATCCCAGATTGCAGTCGTACCCAGAGTATCATTATAGTTCACACCCGCCTTGTAGGCCATGGTGAGAATTAATGAAATCAAATCAAGTTTAACATCGAGGAGATGTACCAACTCAACGTCTTTGATATTGTAGTCAATGAACTTCTGGAAGTCATTCTCATACAGGGCAAACAGAGAACCATGTTCTTCATAGGATAGTTTGCGTTCACCCAGTACTACGTGGGCGATATGATCCAGTCGATAGGATTCTTGTTGACCCAGAGTATTGTAGGTGAACTTCTTGAAGACCTCAAGGTAATCGAGTTGTTCGATACCCTCAAGGATAAACTCTTGGTTGGGTTTACCATTGATAGTAGTATTGCGTTCACGGATAAGACCCCACGGAGACATACGTTTTGCCATGGTATCGTCACCGAGGAGTTTAACCATACGGTTGACTAGATACGGAATATCAAAGAATCGTGTGTTCCAACCAGTAATAATATTGGGTGCGTACTGTTCGAACTGTCGGACAAACTTACGAAGTAGGTCTAGTTCGTTGTCGCATTTGATATAGAGTACGTCATCACGGGATACTGTATAGTCTTGACAACCCCAGACCCAGTACGTACCACAGTCTTGACGCATAGTGATTGCGGTAACAGGATATGCGGCCGCGCCAGGAGTAGGGAAACCATCCTGAGAGAAAACCTCGATATCGATGTTCGCAGTCTTGATGAGACTACGGTCATAGTCAATCTTATCGGGGAAGACTTCTCCGAGGAATTGGGCAACATAATTAGTATTGCCTGCGATAGTAAAGTTGGAGACATGTTCGTAACGTTTGTCAAAGTCCTTCGCCTCTGACATAGAGTCAAAGGTCACGGGTTGTACGGGTAGTCCGTCAAGTGTAGTCCAACCATCAGATTGTTCTGCGGTACCGGACATAAAAAGAGTTGGTTTGAATGGGATTCTGCGTTTTACTTCTTTGCCGTTCTCGAAACCACGGTACAGAAGTTTGTTGCCAAAACGGACAACCGATGTATAAAAATTGGACATAGACTCACTTCTTTAGAATAATGTATATAGTATAACAAAAAAAGGGGGTTTTGTCAACCCCCTTCGCAGTTATCATGACGAAACAAGATCCCCTATGACCACGGGATTCTTACCCAGTTTTCGGTTATCTTCTTTGGTTTGTATCACAAAGTTGTCTTGGTTAGTTTTGCCGCCATCAGCATACGGTTTGATGTGACCAATTTCGAAGTCAGTTGATAGGACATCTTCTAATGGGATTTCTACACCTTCGGGAGTTATCCATCCCTGATCTTTTGCAGCAATAAGTTTTTCTTCGGCAGTTCCACCTCTACGAGAATCTAACTGTACGAAATATTTAGACGCATCAAACTTTTCAGAGATTAACTTATTACGTAGATTGTTAAAACGAATCTCACGTGAACGCAACAACTCAGAGAAATTTGCAGAACGACCGTTCTCATTGTATGAGTATTCGGTCTTATCTTTCATCAGATCAATCTGAACATCGATATAATCTTTAATGAAAGTTTCTGGTTCAATCATACGCTTTCCACCTCGGATCTGTTCTAGGTAGATCACAAACAAATCCAACAATCCGTTTTCACGTTTAAAGATGGAAATGTTCTTACCGACAATTTTCAAGAAACGATCCATCTCGCGAGAGAACTTGTTGACTAACTTGTTAGCATTCTCGTTATAATACATTTCTTCTAAAGACTTGGCGGTAATTTTACTTTGCAGTCCATCGATGTAAATCATGAAAAGACCAGATAAGTAGTCATCAACTTTACGTCTGTTAATTTCTTTTTGTGAAAATACATTCTTAACGAAAGTCTTAGTGTGTTTTGTAGCAAGACTGCGGATTTCCTCCGCAACATTAGATATAATCGGGTTTCTCAATTCTGGCGCATTCAACGCAACACCACTATTAACAACTAAGAACAAACGAGTAATGTCTTCTTGATTGACGTTCAAGTAAATCTCTAGAGTCAATTTACGCGAATCTAGGATACACTTCATACCAGTAGGAAGTGTAGAATAGTTGCAGGTGTCTTTAGTTATGGTGTAAACCTCATCACCGATAACATAGTTCCCTAGAGGAAGACCAAACTTATCATCAACAAACTCGCCTATCGTAACAGTGCGGTTGTTAGAGTCGAGGTTCAAGTAGTCACATGTACTTAGGAACTGTGTGAAATATTCCATGGACTTTTTGTCATTTGAAATCTCAGCGGAATTGTAACAACTCTTCACATGCGCAAGGATGAACTTGGATGGTGCAGTATTCAGAATAAGAGAAACCAAGAATGATTGCTTATTCTGTACTTCCCATCGAGTCACCGACTGACAATTAAGATCAGCATAGACCGTATCAATCATCTTCTTGTATGCACCAAGAGTAATGTTTGAAGTTTTTGATTCTACAGACTTGTATGTTACATTTTTCATAATATATACCTTTATATAATTAGTTAGGGTGTGTAGGAAGTGAAGGAGTCACCATGAGTCGTTCTATCAACCTACACATATATAATACCAAAAGAGAGTGCCTTTGGCAACACTTTTTTAAACTTTTTTAACGAATAATGTCAATTTCATCCGCATTTGTATTCCACGTTTCTAGTTTAGTACGTAGACGACCATCTGCCTTGACCTGTTCGAATCTCTTAGATGCCTTCTTGCGCCACCAAGATACGATGTTCTCCATCTCGAATCGGTCAAAGTTCTCTGCGGGTTTGAGTTCATCGGTCTTGAGGTTTAGATAGTCCTTAACAGACTGTGCCTCATAACCATAGGTAGAGAAGAAGGAACGTTTCTTCTCGGTCAAACCCTTCGCATCTTTAAAGGTCTGACAGAACTTCGCATAACCATCCATATCATATTGCTTGAGAGAGGTTTTGATAATGGATACCATCTTGGTCTGCGTCTTCAACTTACGAGAAGATGCGTCAGCAGGTACCAAGTAATCACCACCGTTCCGTTTTTTGAACCAATCGTTCAGTCTACGGAAGTTATCATCGTTGATCAGTGGGGCGAAGTTTGAGTCTGTCAAACCATTAAAACGTAGGAATGGACGCATACCGTCATACATACTTGCAGACGTAGATGACCCATATAGTGATGTGGTCTCCATCATTGCTATGTTAGAACCATATCGTTTATTGATTTCTTTTCTCATTTGGTGAGAACAACAAATACCTGCGAGTAGTTTACCACCTAAAGTATTGAACGCTGCGGGCTGCACGGGGATTATGTTAAACGACATAATCACAGAGTCGTTGAATCTTTTCATCACTGCGGGATTGTACGAGTCCAGAGGATTACCCAACCATTCATTACGAGGACGTGAGTTGATTGTCGGAGAACCGAATCGAATCATACCGAAGATCTTACCGGAGTTCTTCTCCTTGACGATCTTCAACATCTGTTTGCCCGGAATACTAGATTCTACAGGGGCGGAAGTAACAATCTCCATGTACTGCATAAACTGGTTCTGTGGACAATCACCGATGACAAACTCCATGTCATTGGGGTGCATGTCAAAGTCATCGAATAGGTCATCTTCGGGGCCCATACCAAGAAGACCCGTAGGGAACGTCTTCATGCGTTCCATCTTGATTTGTCGCATATAGTCATCAATACGGTCGAAGTTCGAAAAGAACTCGGTAAAGACGTTTGCTGCGTAGTGTGTATCTTCTTTAGTTAGTATCATAAATTCCTCATCTCAATGTAACCATTATATACTATTACGAGGAGTTTGTCAATCTATTATATGAAAATAGTGATGACGAGTCCAAGGTGCATCTATGTATTTTTGATTGTACCCGTGATGATCTTGGGTAACACAAAGTTTCTTAGATATGACCTGAGTAGTAGGTGTTCTCCATGGATTGAATGTAATATTGGGATCCCTTTTGTTGAAGGGTTTTTGGATGTTTCGACCAAAATGTAGAGTGTCACACCCGTGCCAAGGATGCACAAGAGTTGTCTCACGACCTCTATAATTTTCATATTTTAATACACGTGTAGTGTATGTCGAATATAATCTCTGTAGTGTGCAATATGGGCCACAGTTAATAGGGAAGTTACCTTGGGTCAACATATCGTATTGCCATGCAGCGGTTTCCTTCTCCAAGGTATAACACCCCATAAACAAACCAATGTTTCCATACAAGACATCCATTTCTTCAATAAACTTAATTATAGATTTCAACACATCTAAGTATTCTTCTATGAAAAAGGTATCATGTTCCAATACTAAGAATCTCTCATCAGACTCGGACGCCATGCGCATAAGTTCCCAATGAGAACACATTCCTGCCTTCTCGGTAGGAGAATGGTCATCAGGGGCACTACCATATAGATCAGCCTGCATTAAAGAAGTTTGCCAATTATATCTTGACAAATGTTCTTCAAAATCTACAGAGTCTGGAGTGATCGCATCAAAGGTTATTATCTCATCGATGATACCCGCGTCAATTGCAGGCTGAAAAGATTCACGAGAGATACGTGCGTACTCCTCGGATACTTTATCACCCTTTATTACTATCTGATATGCCTTCAACTAGGGAGATTCCATTTTTCTTGAGGAAGGTTCACAATACGGTGATGGGTCTCTGCGTCTAGGTTATCTGCACCTGCAAACTGCACGTGTACAAACTTGGTGTTATCATCTCTCCAGTCATGGAGTTCTCTTCCATCCACACCTTTATATCTACTGTAATGAATATAAGAGTTCCACCCATTATCCATACGTTGTACTTCAAAGTCGTGTACAAACATCATTGCATGTAGGTATGGTTGATCACAAGTATAGAACGAGTCTAATCCCATTTGACGAACTAACTCAACATATCTTTTAGGATCTAACCAAGTCTCCCGTGCCTTCACACGTCCTTCTTTTGAATACAAGACCATTCCAGTATTGAAGACATCAATACCATATGAATTTCTAGGTAAGTCCGTTCCGAACATATTCTTACATAACGCAGCGAAACGTTCGTCTTGTTCGTGAGTGATGCGACCACCGGTAATAGTACGAATACGTGGTTGTTCTGGTTCTGTACAGATACCAATCTCACCAGTAAATTCGTCAAAGATGTTTGCCTCTAGACCTTCTACCGGAAAGACATCAGTATCTGCAAATAGAATCTTATCATACTTGTCGAAGGATTCATCGTAGATAGGTTTGAATGCACCGTAGTGGGGAGAGTAGTTACCAAAGTTGTAACCAAAATGATTTTTGAGAAACTGAGGGTTCTCTTCGAAGATGTACTCTGCACCAATACGTTCTGCGTATTCTTGCATGGCCATAACACCGGCACGACATGATTCTCTTACTTCACCATCCCAATATTGATAGATCAGGTTCATGACAAATTTCCTTAAAGGTTGGGGCAAAGTCCCATGACCTCACCCGTTTTTCTTTTTATACCATCAGTGCACTAAATGTTATATAGAACGTAATTGCACTTGCTAAACTGACTATAGTCATTCCTAATCTCTCTGATATTTTATCAGATCGTGACCTTTCCATAACTTTTACTAACCTCTGTTTAATTATATAATGAATTATTTCATTACGTATATATGTATATAAACGCATACTCTTGATAGAGGCTATGCAAAAATATCATACCGCATTTAGAAATAAATGGATGGGTCAGGGTCTCCTTCAACACCGAAGGAAAAACTTACTCGACTATCGTGGGGAATCACTTGATGGTGGGTACCCCGAGGCAACCATACATAGTCGCCAGGATTGAACCAAAATGGTTCATCGTTATTATGACCCTCTACTCGCATTTCAACGGATGCCAGAACTTGTACTAAAAACACGTCCATCTGGTCGAAGTGCCAAGGGTAAGAGTCGGAGTTCTTACCAATACCCGTAAATGCGATATTGGTAATCTTGTTTCCATGCAAAGAAAAAACGTCCTGCATCTCTTGTTCAATGTCTCGTGCGAACTGAGGTGCAGAAGGTCTACTATGGAAAGAGTTCAATCCGATACGAAACTTGTTCGTATTCGAATCTATTTGTTTATCCGGATGAGTATTGAGTAGGTGCATATGTTTGTTCCAATCATACACATCACTTATTTCAAGAGGAAGTTTCCCAAAGAACGGGATCTTATCCGCAATGAATTCATCTTTATCTGTAAATATATCAAACATCACTTATTTCCAATATTATACTTAGGACAAAGCTCCCACTGGTCTTTATCTTTAAATCCAATAATCTTGATTGTACGCATAGGCGCACAGTCTTTTGCAACTTCTTTATTGTGGATCTCTACCAGACCCCAGTCTTGCAGTAAAGTTGCGATTGTATTTCTTCGTTGTACATCTCCAGTTTCTAGATTAGACTTCTTACCGTCTAACATAAAGAGTTCTTTGAAGTGTACAATAAAATATCTTCCCTGTTTGTGTAGTATATGACAGGACTGGAAAAGTTTATTATCACGTCTGGAGGCGATACCAATACGTGTGAGAGTTTCCTTGACTTTCAAAAAGTCATCTGGTTCTGCTAGGATAATTTCTAACATCAACCCAGAGTTCCATTCTACAATATTATTTTCTTCCACCTTTATTCACCTTATCTTTTATAATAGTTAGTTGTGTGGCGGAGAGTAACGGTAGGACTTGACGCGCTTTATCATTGCTATATCCATAATACTCTTTCACCAATTCAATATCATTTTCTATTTCAGGTTTTACCCATTTAGAAAACCGTTTTCGTTTCCTAACTATATTTATAAGAAATTGATATTGTAACTTACTATCGATATGGTGATACCGATTCATCTCATTCGCCAGTGCAACTGTGTCGGGGAAGTACGACAAACTGCGATTGATAACGAAAGGGACATAACCCTTCTCGTTACCCTCATATATATCTATCTTCGAGTGGTTTATGCTTTGTAAAAAATCAAACGGGGAGACGGTCTTCTTGTTTGCACCAGCCATTTTTATAATCCTTCAAGTAAAAGTTGCGAAGTTTCACCAGATGTTCGGGTGATATCGCATCATTATATAATTTCATTGTAGTTCGGTTTTCATGTAATCCACTAATGTCACGTTCTATTGTACAGGCTTCTTGGAGGAAGTCAAGAAGTTTCGGTATCTCGCTAATATGATAAACCATATCATAATCATCGGGATGACCCATGTACCAAGACTGTGTATAGAAGTGACTATTTTTCACCAAACCCCGTTCCATATCATCAATAACTCGATCAATCTGTAGTGATATATCTGGTAAATCTCTGCCATTTTTAATGTAGAAAGCACGTGCGGATTGAATGAATTCACACGCAGATTTGAATCTATCAATCGGATCGCGTCTTATAGCAATGCGATAAGAACCTTTTCTGAAGGGGATATCGAATTGATCTGCGTGTTTCTTCACCGATAAAACTCTATCCACGAGTCCCAGAGGAGCTCTAGAAGCCAAAGATCTACGAAGAGCCTCTTTCACGGAAGACATACCATTTTTAGGACATATCCTAACATCTATGTTATTAGGAAAATACAGTACATTGTCTGCCGGAGTCATCTCGTAAATATCATTAATCATTATATTTGACATACGGGTATTCCACATTTTCCAAGAAAATCTATACCGTCTGTACTGCGCAAGTGCGGAGTACGGTAATAAACATTCTTGATACCTGATTGATATATTAGTTTAGCACAGTCTAAACACGGTGCCGTTGTAGTATATAGATCACTATTATAACACGATTCCGAGGATTGTGCAACCTTCGCAATCGCATTAGTTTCTGCGTGTAGAACTTCGTCTTTAGTGACTAGTTTCCTACCGTAACCTGTGTTGCCAGTCTTCACTTCATGTTCGCAGTTGTTGTCCCAACCAGAAGGCATACCGTTGTATCCGATAGAGATGATGCGGTTCTCTTTCACAATGACACAACCAACCTTCAGTCGGTTAGCCGAAGACAATTTTGCATATGTCTCGGCAACCGCCATGTGCGCATCACTCCACTTAGACACCCAACACACTCGCAAGATCTGGTTCAGAGAATGTATCTGGTTTCATAATCTTACCTGTCTCGGGATTACGAATCGCAACGCCATCGGGAAACTTAGACATGTTAGAACGTTTAACTTCTTTCCAAATATCATTGAAGTCCATATCTAGAGTAGAGGCCAGACCCATGATAACCCATACCATATCTGCAAGACCATCTGCGACTTCTACAATATCACCGTGTAAGAATGCCTGTTTGGTCTCCCAAAATTCTTCCTCAATTAAATCCATATACAGATTTGCTTGATCGCTCTCCATCCCACTATGGTCAGGAACTTCGTGTCCTCCAATCACCATAAAATCTTCTACATCTTTTTGATAATCATTCATCATTTCACCTCTACATTAGCCATAATTTCGGTCATACATGCGACCAGATTCAGTTCGTGATCCGCAACAAAAGAATTCTTGTATTGATAATCAGCAAGAATCAATACCAGTTGCGGAATCGATTGGGGTTGTACATACTCGGACATTGCATCGTATATACCACGGAAGATAGACGCAGGTTCTACATCCATGTTATTGACAACCCATCCACGCATCTTCTTAAAGTCTTTACCCTTCAGTGCCTTGAACAAAAGACTGTAGTTTGAGTTTGCGTCAGTGATAATAGACGTAGTTTCCAACTGACCAGAGATACTGTGTCGTTGTAGTTCGTTGAGTACACGTCTCCAGTCCGGTGCGTGTTTCATAATCAACTGCGCAAGTACATCTTTGTTATAGTTGACATTCTCACCTTCCAGAATATCCTGTGCACGTACCATAAACTGACCGCACAACTGTTGCATAATCTTCTTAGAGAAGTTAAACTCATAATTAGAACAACGACTGTGTAATGGTTCGATTACACGGTTCTTGAAGTTACATGTCAGAATGAACCGACAGTTATTAGAGAACTCCTCGATAAACCCACGGAGAGCGGGTTGGGTAGATTGAGGATTGAGATAGTCAGCCTCATCTAGGATAACAACCTTGTAACCACCGGACAGTGATACCGAGGATGCAAACTGTTTGATCTTACCACGAAGAGTATCAATGTTACCCTCTTCAGATCCGTTGATGACAATATAGTCAAGACCAAGTTCGTCACACATGGCACGTGCGATAGTCGTCTTACCAGTACCCGCAGTACCAGAGAACAACATGTTAGGTAGTTCACCACCATCTACGATCTTTTGGAATGTTACTTTTAGGTCAGACGACAGGATAGTGTCTGATACTTTCTGTGGACGAAACCGCTCGACCCATAAGAATTCATCTTTCATGTATTGCTCCATAATTTAATTTACAGGTAATTATAACACACCTGTGTTTCATTGTCAATAAAAAACCCCCCTTTCGGGGGGGATATTAACTGTTTCGTATTGTATCAAGAACATTCTGTGGGTCAGATACTTCGTATGGGTCGTCCGGACAATTGTCAGACATACCGTCTTCATCGAACCAACGTTCAATACTCATGTTATCAATGACTAGTGCGTAACGCCAAGAACGTTTGCCGAATCCCAGATTAGACTTATCAACTAAGTAACCCATACCATCTGCAAACTGACCGTTACCGTCAGGTAACATCTTCACCTTGATGATACCAAGGTCTTTGGCCCACTTGTTCATCGAGAATGCATCATTCACCGAAGTGCACCAGATCTCTTCAATACCTTCTGCAACAAACTCGTCATGGAGTCGTTCGAAGTTAGGTAGTTGTTCATTAGTGCAAGTGGGAGTAAATGCGCCAGGCAGTCCAAACACAACAACCTTCTTCCCTCCAAGCAATTCACTTGTCATCTTACGAACCCACTTGTAAGGATTATCTCCTCCAATAGATTCATCACGTTCCCGCATATGGTGTACAACATCGGGGATATATGTTTTAAACAACATTCGTTCTCCTATAATAATATGGAGCGGGTGGAGAGAATCGAACTCCCATCAAAAGGTTGGAAACCTCCTGTAATACCACTATACTACACCCGCATTATTTGGCGCGTCTGGCAGGACTCGAACCTGCAATAATCCGCTTAGAAGGCGGATGCCTTATCCAATTAGACGACAAACGCTTAGTTGGTTACTGGTCTTGTAACTGTTCAACTAGTTGGATAGATTCAATTGCTTGATCTCGCAACTGACCAATCGTAGACAATTCTTCACCTTTGAAGCCACCACGTTGTACTACAGTATCGATTACTGCGACAGTAGATCGTGAGACTCGATTAGCGAGGTCTAACAGTACTGCGATACGTTCGTCTTTAACTGGTGGTGTTGGTGCCTTTTCTTTGTTACTCATTTCTTATACTCCGTAAGTAGATGATTTTTCAAGTGCAATAAAATATTCAATGGACGATTGTTTCGACTTAAAGTTAGAGATCAATTTCTTAGAAATACCAACCTCAAAGTCTTCGGAAACAATCTTCAAGTTGTTCACATTCAGGACAAAGTTGAAATCAACTCCTTCTTGGAACTCTCCTTCAACATATGAGAAGAAACTATTAGAAGTTGCGTCATCGTTATCAACCACAGTAAGTTTGATAGACTTACCTTCGGGGGTGATAGAAATCGAATCGTGTCCTAGGACAGAGGACGCACGCTTCAATCGACTCAATGTATCAGTATCTAGGGTAAACTTAACTTCTGGTTCTGGCATGATGACATCTTTACTAGGTGCAGACAACATATCAATGTCAGAATAGAAGTAACGGTTACCACGAAGACCGGTAGAGTCAGAGACTACTACGTGAGTCTTTTCGAATCTTAGTGCGGGTTTCTCAACTAGACCCAACACACTAAGGAATTCATTAAGGTCGTAGATACCGAAGGTGGATGGGATATCGTCATCTAGGGTAACTTTTGCAAGAATGTTCTTTGCGACCGAAATAGTTTTTAGTTCATTGCCTTCACGAAACACAATGTTAGAATTGATGTTTGCGAAGTTTTTAAGTACCGATAAGGTACGATCAGATAGTTCCATGATTTAGTTCTCTCAGTTAATATACAGTCATTATATAACATTGGGCAACGTTTGTCAACCCTTATGCAGCTTTTAATTTGGAAAAGTTTTTCTCTTTAACAAATTCCAGTTTACGTTGGAATTGAGCATCCTCAAGTTCCGACTTGTGAGAGATAACAAAAACGTTTGTCTCTTCCCCTAGACTATACAGGATTTTCATAAGATTGTCAACCCCATCATCGTCTAATGATGAATCAAAAGTCTCGTCCAAAATCAATAGATTGGTTGCGACTGAATTCTTCATCTTAGCAATCTGTCTCCACGTAAACAATAGAGACAAATCGATTCGTTGTTTCTCACCTTCCGAGAAAGAATCATAAGAGAAGTTATCACGGAAACGTGACCGGATAGTCTCTTGAAAACTCTCGTCCAGATCGAAATGTACAAAGAAGTCCAAGATCTGTAGGTACTGGTTGGTCAGTTGATTGATGACCGGAATGTACTGTTTGATGATCTTGGTCTTGATGCCGGTATCACGTAACAACTCAGCATTCACTTGGTTGTACGAGTACTGTTCAGCAAGGATATACTTCTCGTCCTGAGTTTTGTGCAGTTCGGTGTTCAAAGTCTCTAACTCTTCGTTAGCACTCTTGAGGTCGCCGGTGGTTTCTGACTGTGAATCCATATCAGAACGAATACTATCATTCTGTTTGTATAACCTAGCAATCATCTGGTTATTGTTATTCACATTGTTCTGTAAAGTCTTGGCCTCTTCTAACTGACTATGGAGTTCTACAAGTTGTTCATCGTAAGTCCCCATCTGTTGAGTTGACTTAGACATTGCAGAGTTCAGTTCCTTTGCACGTGACTTCGCAGATACCTTCTTAGACTCACGTAGGTCTTCGGCAATACCTTGGTCACAGGTAGGACAGTGTTCGTTCTCGTCAAAGAACTTCGCTTCCTTAACCACAGTCTTAATCTGTGATTTGAAGGTCGATTGGTACTCGATCAGTTTGTTACGATTAGAGTTTATACCTTCGATTTTCTTCGACACCTCTTCTAGTTGTGTCGTCACAATCTCCATGTGTTCAGTATTATATCCCTGAAGAAACTCAATCTCAGTCTGGTTAGCCTCAATCTCCGACTCTTTCTCTTTACGATGTGCAGTATTGATTGCAGACAAATCACGTAGATACTTCTTCTGTGAGTTTATCTTGGTCTTACACATCTCTATGTTGTAACCATTCGTGGTTATCTGATCTCTCAACACAGACATCTTTTCTTTCAGAATACTATTCATCTTAGAGAAGATATTGATGTCGAGAAGATCCTCGATTACCTCACGTCTCGCACCACCAGTCAACTGCATAAACGGAACAAAGGAACTTGATCCGAGAACAACAATCTGGTGAAAAGATTTGTGGGTAAGTTTTAGTATATTCTTCTCAAGCATAGACTGATATTCTTTTGCATGAGAGTCTTGGTTGATCATATTACCACCAACCCAGATTTCGAATATGTTAGGTTTTATCCCACGAACAATCTTATATTCCTGTGAACCCATAGAGAACTCAACTTCAACAACTGTTCCTTTACCATTAATGGTATTGACCAGTTGTCCTTTAGAGATCTTGCGGTGGGGTTTGCCAAACAAACCAAAGGATAATGCGTCCAACATAGTAGACTTACCCGCACCATTGTGACCCACGACCAATGTCGTAGAGGATGCTGCAAAGTCTATCTCTGTAAAGGCATTACCAGATGACAGGAAGTTTTTATATCGTAGTTTACTAAATTTTATCATACAGGTATTATACCATTAATAGTCAGTCTTGTCAAACTTTATTTTATCCCACACGCATTTAATAGAAGGGTCATATGACTTAGTGAATACATGAAACTCCACGTCCTCATAACCCCGAATGGCTCTGTCCCCGCCCTTCTGAAGTCCATAGTAGTCGAACCCAGTTGCCGCATAGATAGTACCATTGTGCATCCTACGGTCTGCCATTGTCAACACATACCTAGGTTTCAACATCTTCAATGCTCGCGATAGAAACCACGAGGTAATGTTATATTCGTTTTGGTGTTTGGCGGATACGACCAGTCTGGCCATGTCCCAGAGTCCGGTCGTGGGGGAGTCCACTCCAAAGTAGATTGGAACGAAAGACGGATGACAATGACCGTCACTGAACTGAACCACCCCCACGACATCCTCACCGTGGATCAAACCATAAAACTTATTGGTCGGTGCATCCATGTATGGGGTACCAAGATAGTGGTACCTCTTAATACAATCTGATCCTTGACTCATGGTTATCTCTCGAACACCATATTCACTCTTCAAATTAAATTACTTCCATACTTTGGGCTTCTTTCATAAGGTATGAAATCTCTGTTTTGATCCTGTCCTTATTCAGATCAGTATTAACATTGTCAATATAATCGTTGACTAAGGTATGAGTATCGTCAACAGATATGTTTTCATCACCGACATTCTCACCAAGGAAATCTTTGAAGTCTTCTGCAATCTTCAGTTCATGAATCTTCTGTTGTTGTACACGATCCACAAAACGTTCGAACTGTAGAGCATCACCCTTATTGTTCACTATGATCTTGACAAACTTATTATCTAAGTAAGACATATCCTTGAACTTCCACTCACCCATCTCTTCGTGGTCATAGTAAATCTTTTCGTAGATGGTGATTGGGTTACGGATCGCTTCCACTTCTCTTGTTTTGGTATCAAGGACATGGAAGTGTTTAGGGTCACCGCAATCATTCCAGAAGAATTCCATCTGTGCACCAAGGTAGTGGATATTACCCTGTGATGATTTGGCATGGAAGTGTCCGGTCAGTACAGTTTCGAACCGATCAAACGCAGACTTATCCATACCATCCTTACAGACTTGACCACGAGCCATCTCGAATCCTGCAAGTTCAAGGTGTGCACCCACAACTTCTGCTTTAGTGTTCTTCAGAAACTCAAGTGTTTCTTTCTCGTTCTCGGGATTGATCCAAGGAACCATTGCAACCTTCAGTCCACCATACTCCATAGTAGTCGGTTCCATGATAAGGTTAACCTCATTCATGTAGTGACCTTGGAGTTCCTTCAGTGCGTTTAGTTCATTGGTGTTCTTGTAGTACACGTCATGATTGCCCGGAATGATATCCATAGTGATACCATACTCTCGTAACTTCTCTAGGAAGATCTTACGATTATGCGCAAGTGCTTTGAAGTTAATAGTCTTACGATTGTCGTAGTAATCTCCGAGATGGAGAATCTGTGTAATATTATTCTCTAACAGATACGGGAAGAACACTTCGGAATAGAAACGTTCTTGGTAACCCATAAAGATATCAGAAGAATTACGACACCCTGCATGAGTGTCGTTTAGGATTGCCAGCTTCATATAATACTCATTTTATTAATAGATGTTACTATTATACATGATAAAAATCAGTCTGTCAAGTAAGAAAATCACTAAGATCAGAATCGACATTAACTGCACGTCTCTTCCGCTGTTTCTTTTCTTCTTTAACATACTCTTTGAACTGTTTATCCGCATCTTTAACAGTATCAATTCGATGCCGTAATCCTTCCACGACATGTTGTCCATAGGATTCGCCGTCACCAGATTCATCAACAAACATACTCACGTCCGCTTCTGCGATATACTTCATCTTGATGTCTTGTTGTTTCTTCTCTTTCTGGATTCTTCGGAGGAATGCGTACCAAGAGATCTGTGTAAAGTATGCGAAAGCATTGGGTGCGTTGGTGCGAGTAACTTTAGTGATGTCATAGTTCTCGATAGCCTTGAGACAGTTTTCTACTGCATCCATGACCATCTCTTCACGGTAAGTGTAACGAACAAAGTTGGACTTGTGTGAAAGTCCTTCTGCAATCTTCAGAAAACACAATGCGATATAATCGTTAATCATCGGACGTTCATTACCGTTTAAGGTGGCGTTCTGCACACTTTCACAGTAATCTACTACCGCTAAGGAGAACTCTTTGTTGTTTACGTAGTGCGGTCTATCTTTAGGTTTCATTTGGTACTCTCACTTTATATTTACCCTATTATACTATCTTAGGGTATGAATGTCAAGGGTTAACTGTTCTGTAGTTGTAACCAATCTTCTGCTTTCTTTCTTACCGCTTCTTCTTGGGTAACTTTCATACCCATCAGGGGGTCTTTCATGGATACTCGTTTGCGGAGGTCACTGGTCGAAAATCTGTGGTCTCTCTTATTAAAGTATATCTCTATACCACGGGCTGCACAAGTTGCACGTCCGGTGAAGGTCGTGTCTTTATATTCACTACCAATGATTCTCACATCGATATCAACCATCTTTAGAATGTCCTCCAAGTCCTTTTCGGTCTGGTACGGGATTATCTCATCCACATACTTAACCGCAGATAGTTGGGTGTATCTTTCGACCAACGTCTGGACAGGAGAGTTTTTTTCTGAACGATCAGTAGAAGGGTCTATCTGAAGTGCGCATATAAGGTAGTCACACTGTGTCTTCGATTCACGTAACATTGATATATGACCTGCATGTAACAAATCAAATGTAGAGGCGGTTAAACCAACTTTCATAAAATAATCCTAATATAATTAAAATATAACTTGACATAATCTTTTTTATGTGATAAAATAAGCATGTTGTCTGCCCCCCAGTCAATGTAACGTTTAGTGAATGGTTGTAGGGAACTTTAAAATGTTATTAGGTGAGTCACTATCCATCGAAACAAACTCATCGTCATACTCTGGTTCAGTACCTTCATAATCCATTATAGAATCAACTGCTTGAACATACTGTTTCAAAATTTCGTCAACTGGATTAGCGATACTGACAATCTTATCCAACTTCAAAAGAATGAATCTATCCGGATCATCCTGATAACACATGAACAAACGGAACGACCACATTCTCTGGCCATCTTCGGCTTGCGCAAACTGGATGGTAAGAGGATTTCTAATAATAAGATCATAATCATCTTCCTCAAGGATCTCACACATGATCTCTTCACCAGTGGATAACTTGAGTTGTTTCACTTGTTTTAAATCATATATCATCATCGTTTCCTTTTAGGTCTATCTTATATATCTTATACTTAAAACCCTCTTTCGTGTACATCTTAACACGTTCACCCGAATGGTTTAAAGTAAAGTTACGGTGTCCTTTTACAGAGAAGTCGTCAGCAATATCGAATAACTTTGTCACTGCTTCGTTGTCGGATTGTCTGAGTCCTCGTCCGATTGACTGAAGTACTTTGACTTGAGACTTTGATGGAGTCCCAAACACAATATTGTGAAGATTCCTAATGTTGATACCAGTACTAAAAGTCCCCAGACTAGCGACAATAATTGCATCATTTTCTTTCTCCACTATTCCCCTAATTTTCTCTCGGTCAGTTGCATCAACTTCTCCCGATACATAGAATACTTTTCGGTCGGTATCTGATACCGAATCCTTTATCATCTCATACAGAACTTTACCGTGTTTCTCAACGAACTGAAACATGACCAGACTATTACCTTCCAAGTCCTTTGTAAGTTTAGTAATGAACTTATTCCTGCGTTCATTTGTAACTATGTAGTCAATCTCTTCCTGATAGGTTTTGTCCTTCATCCGTTGACAGATATCATTGTGATACCTCAGAAGAAGAATAGAGATCTCTAGGTCTGCAAGTGTCTTCTCTTCCTGCAACTTTGCAGTAGTAGTTACCTTATATACAGGGCCAAACAAACCCTCAAGTACAAGTTTGTTCGTCTCGGTACCATCCAGTGTACCCGTAGTACCAAACCTATACTTCGCATTAACACATTTGTCCATCATGGTAGACAGAGACTTTGCCTTGAATAAGTGAACTTCGTCACCAAACACTGCATCGAATTGTTCGAACCACTCCGGGCCAAACTTATAGATTGACTGCCAAGTAGAGATGATGACATCTTTATCAGTAACCTTCTCCTTACCGGAGTAGATCTTGTGACATTCGTTCTCTACGTCATAACCATAGTCAGCGAAGTCTTTATACATCTGTTCAACTAGACTTGTTGTAGGAACAATAACTAAAGTTTTACCTACACCTTCTTTATCCTTGACAAACCGTAATAAATTGTATATAATAAAACTCTTGCCGCTGCCGGTTGGAGATAGTAACAAACACCGCTTGTTTTCAATACCATGAGATATCGCTTCATACTGATAATCTCTTGTATCGAACGGACTACCGAGGTTTCCTAGATACTTTACCAACTCAGGATGATTAACCTTCGTAGTTGCACTAGGTACACCATACTCTTCATGTTCTAATATCTGTAGGGGATAGAATCTATCACCACAGAATTTACGCAAGTGATGATAAAGACCCACGTTCAAAGTCTTGGTCACGGTGTTGTAAAGTTTTACGCGGCCGTCCCAAACCTTACGTTTGTATGCCGGCATGTACTTATATCCAGGCACAAAAAATGCAAAGAACTCACGGAGTTCCATCTCTTGGGATGCGTTACTCTCTATCGCCAGATACGAGTGGTTTAACATCCTTATTCGTATCGTGTTGTCTTTGTTCATATAGTCTCTTTGCCAAGTCGATCATATTAAATTGTACACACATACCATGTTCGTGTAACCAATTCGCTTTGTCTAAGTCTTCGTCATCGTACTGTCGCATCTTATGCACCCGCTTCAAACGCTCTATACCGAATCATATTTCCAATCGTTTGGTGTCTCCAGTTGAGACTTTGTACGATTTCTTTCAATGTATCTATAATTGTATTATAGTACTGTAACTTCTCTTCGGATTTCTGAATCTCAGGATCTGCATCATAATACAAATCCATGTCACCCTTGAGTACTTTGAGTCCATCGAATGGATCTAAATCCCATCCAGTAGCAAGTAACTCTTTTTGATCCATCTTACCATTATAGTACTTCCATTTTTGTAACAAGAGAGTCTTCTGAGAGTTCTCTGCACGTTTGAGTTGTAACTTTGTGAGAGATAGGTACTGTAAATATTTTGCATGTAGACTAGGTGTGTGTCGAGACGCCTCGTCCAGTTGGTGTTGTGGAATTTGGGAATCCTCTTTCCACTCTGATAATATACTTTCAAGGTCTAACATAATAATCTCCAATAATCAAACTGTATTTATATGATCAATAACGTCTTCCCAGAACTCTAGATTGAACCCGAGAGTATATGAGAGGGTAATTCTTTTACTGTCTGTTGATGCGCAATGGTATATAATTTTATCTGTCTCTTCGGAAGAACCAAAGTATCCAGCCTTACATGTCCACCCCTTCTTATCCTTCATGCGAATATGATCTTTTGTTATGGGATCGACCCACTCAAAATAACCATCACCGGTCTCGCTCCATGTGAATATAAGATTGTATGAAGATGCGTTTTGATTTGTATGCCATCCAATATATCCACCAACCGGATATAACTGACTAAGCGCAGAATTGCGCACTCCTAGTTCAGTCTTCAATCTTTCATCCAATGTTATATAGGATTTTCGGTAGTCCAGATTAGATGAATCGTCATGATCGGGCTTGAGACAATAAGACCTTGCTGATTCGGGTGATCCATCATGACCTACTTGTATAGATTGTAAGTATTCGTCACTAATCCAATGATCTCTATTCTCTCCATCAAGAAAGGTATTGGTCTTGGTAACATCGTATTTGTCAATAAACAACTCTCTAAAACCTTCTAGTATATCCAGAAGATTCTCATTCATAATATAGACGTGTCTCATTTATAACAACTCGAAAGAACTGAACCTAAAGCTTACTGTGAATGTAGGGTATTGTATATCACTAACATTAGATTGTAAAGTGATTGGACTCAAGTTTGTAGGAAGGGCATCAAAATACTTTATCTGCACATTCTTGTTATTGTGACTAGACATGATAATCAATGTTATATCTGCATAACTACTTCGTGTAGTACCCTCTGCGCCTACACTATTGTCTTGTCCCTGATTCACGATACGTTCCAACCAGTTCTGCATCTCTTTGTATGCAACAATATCTTCGTCCAGAATAATCTCTACGGTTAGTTCACCATAGGTAATCTTATCACCCGCAAGAGGAACCGAAGTAATACGTTGGGTAGGTAACTCTGTTGGATTAACTGAGGAGCCAGGATGTGTTACACTCTGCGCAAAATAACTCAGATTCTTATAACCATCACCGGATATAATAATCTTAAATCCCGTGGGTTGTAGATAATTTTTATTTGATGTTAACTCTGCCATTATAACTCTCGTTGATTTTACTTTTATTTATACACATTATAGTGGTCTATTAATGGACAATTATCTAAAATATAGACCACTATAATAGACACAAAAAAAACCCCCATCCGAAGATGAGGGTCAAAAGGTGATTTAACCGGGCGTTCCCGATCTATCACTCTTATTATTTTATACTACCATCTACGCGAGAATATTGTCAACTCGGAAGATTCTGTAGTAAACATTGCTCTTAGCAGCGGCAAGACCGTTACTTGGAGTAGAACCGACAAACGGGTTAGACGCCATACCATAACGAGTCTTGAACCCGATACGTGGTTGGAAGTCATTCTCGCCAACGGCTTTAACCATTTGCAGTGGAACGTATGGGCAGTAGAATACACCTGCGTCATATGCGTTAGTACCTTTGTAACCTACAGTGATGTAGTCAGCAGAGGCATATGGGTCAATATAGACCTTAGTGCGACCGTTCAAAGTACCAGCAAAAGTATTACCAGTGTCATCAACCTGAAGGTTGGTAGACATTGCAGGAGTGTAGTCCAACATACCAGAAGCGGCAAGTGCAGTAGCAACGTCAGAAGAACAGATAACAACGTTACCCTTTCCACGGCGAGTTTCTTTTGCAATTACGTTTGCTTCGCGGTCGATCTGTACAACCAGACCCTTGAACTTCTCAGCAGACCAACGACCGTCAGCATCAGTTGACAAGTCAAAGATACCTTTAGTAGCAACGTTAGACTGGAGAGCACCAGTTTTTGCTTGACTGTTGATAGTACGAACAACTTCACGGTTGATTTCCGCAAGGATCTCAGTAGAGAGGATGTTAGCAAGTTCAGTTTCTGCATCCAGACCATGGATTGCTTTCAGGTCTTGTGCAAGTTCTAAACTGTACTCAGCTTTCAACGCACGAGATACGGCAGTTACAGTTGCCTTCTCGATGGTGAAACCCATTTCTGCGAAAGGTGCACCAACACCATCACCCAGTGCTTCAGCAGCAGCGGTAGTCATACCAGTTGCAGCAAGTGAAGTCAGACGAGAATCGTCTACACTTGAGTCAACAGTGCGAACACCAGTTGCAGAGTCATCAGAGATGCCGTTGAAACCAGAAGCGTTATCAGAATCGTGAGTACCGGTACGGTCACCAGAGAACTGAGTTTCTGCTTCTTGGAACAATGCTTCACGTGAAGAAGTTGAACCTGCACCATAACGTGCCTTCATCGCGAAGATGAGACCAGTTGGGCCAGACATTGGTTGAACGCCACATACGTCATATGCCATCAAGTTAGGCATTGCACGGCGAACGAGAGAGATCAATACTGGATCCCAGTTACCCGCAGAAGTGGTGTTGTTGCCCGGCGCAGCTTCGTTCAAAGAACCGAAACCTGCGTGTTGAGCGCGTTCTTCCATCATTGCTTTCTCTTGGTTTTCCAAGATTGCAGCAGTAACAGCTCTACGTTGATGATCTTTAATCTCGCCAGCAGAACTTTCGTTCAGGACGGGAGCCCATTTTTCGATAAGAGTATCGTAAGAATTCATATTGGTTATTCCTTATTGAGTTCTAGAAGTTTTTCTAATTGCAGTGAGGTAAGAGTCCATGCTTGAAGACACTTCAACTGTTGTTTCAGGTTCCTCATCTACGGCAGCAACTTCTTCACTAATTTTTTGAGAAAAGTAAGATTCGCGGATAGTAGCAACTTTAGATGCGAATACTTCCGCACTTTCGAAATCGATACTTTCAACGAGACCTTTCAGTTTCTCGACTTGGGTGTCTGCCAAACCACGAGCGGCTTCAGCAATGATAGAATCACGCTTCAACACTTCGAGTTCTTCTGACAGTTTAATGGCCTCACCAGTTTGAGAATTTAACTTCTCTTCAAGTTCTTCAACTTGACCTGCGAGTTCATCAACTAGGTCTACCTTGGACTCAGGTACTTCGATGTGAGATTCTACGAATAGATCCTTCATCTTGTCCATAAAGTTCTCTGCGATTTCAGTACGGAGACCGTTCTGAACAGCAACTTTATTATCTTCCATCCAAGTTTCAACTACGTAGTTTAAGTAAGAATCAACTTTCTCAACAAGATCACTCTTAATAGACGCGACTTCTTCAGATAGTTCTTCTTGGTATTGTTCCTCTAAACGAGAAACTTCTTCGGACAGTTTAGATTTAACAGCAGCTTCAAAGATAACTGAAGTTTTCTCTTTGAACTCATCAGACAAAGTTGCCTCTGACTCTACGAGTGCATCAAGTTCACTTACTGTATCAATTTTTTCTGCAACTACTTCAACATCAAACTCGACATCTTCGCCCATCATTTTACCGTATGCAGCCTGAAGATCCATTTTTTTCATGGAGTTCATCTTCTGGTACATAGAGTTAATCATGCCCGCTTTTGTCTTGGGTAATGTTGCTTTCTTAGTTGCATCGGCCGCCTTATCTACTGACGCTACAGACTCAGGTTCAGTTACACCATCAGTTGATGTTGCGCCTGCGCCTTTAGGTTCTGCTTTTTCTTCGAGAGTTTCCTCCACGATTTCGTTAATATCATCGTGAAGTTCTACTTCGACATTAGTTTCATCAGTCATTATAGACTCCTTACATATTAGATTTGATTAACGAGAGGAAATTTTTAAACTCACGAATTTGAACAGCAGAACTGTACGCCTTCGGTGCATTTTTGATTTCTGTCTCCATATCTTCAATTATCTGTTGTTCCAAAATACCGTTATTCCAGATCCAATCCACACCTTCCATAATACCATTAACAAAAGCATCAGGTGCGGAGGGGTCTTGTACTATGTCGATAGTTGCAAGGTGAAAATCTTCACCAACATATGCGACACCATTTCGGTTCACTAGACTTCCCATACCACGAGTTGACACACCTAGTTGAACACCACCTTCTAGAAGACCTTGAACGATCTTACCCATCGGAGTATCCAATATTTGTGCCTTTCCGACCACATCATTTCCCTCAAATCTGAGGTCAGTGATGAGATGCGAAACTTTATCCAAGTTAACAGTTGGGCCTTCGGGGTGATTCAATTCACCGACCGCACGTTTCTTGCTAACTTGTTCGGTAACGTACTTATTTACAGCACGTTCCATAATTGCTTTGGGGTAAATTCGCCCATTGCGATTCTTTTGATCTGCTTGAGCGAATACGCCCTCGATGACATATTTCTTGGCACCGTCTTCTTTCTTTTCTACGATACACTGAATGTCGTTTTCGTAGTATTCGCTAATCAGTTTCATTTTAATTCCTTTACGACTGTCTTTGCAGTCTTCTCAGCTTCTTTTTGATCCTTGAAGGTGTCTAACATATCACCGTCAATATACAAAACGAAACCCTTCGAGTCTTTCACGATCTTAACAGGTACTTTATCGATCTTCTTATTGAAGACGACTTTACCTTTGGAAGCGACAGCTTCTCTTAATTGACCGAATGTTTTCATTTTAAGTTTTTCCGTTTATGGTATTATTTATACAAATTCCATCTTTAACAATAAACTTTTATTCGATATCGTCAGACTCGTATTCTGTTTCATCTTCTATTTCATCTTCGATGAGATCGTCATCTTCGAAGTCTATCTCCAGTTGATCTTCTTCTGCACCGTTAAAGATAGTGTCTGCAACAGAAATCTTTTCAACTTCCAATGCGTCATGCATCTTATCAGCCAACACGGCATCTAAAGAACCCTGTGCTGAGTTAAAATCTTGTTGTTGGATCGCATCAATCAAATCATGGATGGGATTAGTTTCTACTTCTTCAGTCATAGTTATACTCCAAGGTCTTCTTCATTATCATCTCCGCCCTTTGCGTTCTCGGCTTCGACTTGGTTTTTCATTTCTTCAATATCATCATCAGACATCATCATGACATTCTTCATTACCCACTCACGTGAGAAGTATTCACCTACGTACTGTGATACTTGGTCAAGGGTACTTAGTCTTTCTCTAAGTATCTCAGAATCCTTCAACTCGGTGAAATGATTATCACGAACAAAGTCTATCTGAATATCATTCTTCCAAATATCCCAATCCTGTTCTGTACAGATACCTTTGAGGATTAATTGTTTCTTCAGGATACCAGTGAATAGGCCAGAAAAACGTTTACGTAATCTATCGATAAACTTCTGGAATTTAACTTCATCCCTAGAAATCTCGGTAGAACGACCCAGACTAAACTGTGACTCTTGTTCTAAACGGTTGATAGGTACATTCAAAGAACGATACAATCTCTTCTGGAAGTATACAATATCGTCAATCTGCCCAAGGTTCTCACCGCCAGGTAGTGTACTAATCTCGGTACCACGACCACCTTCTCTACGAGGTAACCAGAAGTCCTCCAACATAGACATGTGTTTGCGGTCATCTTTAAGGTTACCGGTACTCGCATCGTATACTAACTTATTACGATAACGACCCATGATATCCTTCATGTGTTGTTCTGCTTTGTTAGCAGGTAAGTTACCAACATCAATATAAAAGATTCTACGTTCTGGTGCACGTGCGAGACGATAAATTACCAGACTGTCTTCCATCATACGCAACTGGTTGATGGGTTTAATTGCTTTCTGTAAGTAAGATAAAATACGTTTCTTGGTAGGATCGGTAAGACCTGAAGTCACATATGATACTGCATCCGGAGAAATCTTTACCGCACTCTGCGTAGAACTCTTCTCTTGGAACACGTAGAACTCTTCGGTTTTATCTACGATCTTTGCACCAGTCAGTGTATCTTTTTTATACTTTACTTCTTTTACTTTACGAATCTTGGGGGTGTCTATAGGACGGATCTCTTGGATACCGGCCTTCGCATTAGATTCGTTTACTACTAAGTGATGGACAAGACGACCGTCAATATACCATGAACGGAATATGTCGTGTCCCATCTCGGAAAAGTTTAACATGGAACATATCCCATCAAACTCTTCTACCATTAATTTTTTAATTTTATCTGACGTTTCGATACCGTCTAGATTCAGTTCTACAGGAGAGGTTGTCTCCGAACCAGAAATACTTTCGTTTACAATATCTTCAATCGCTGCGTCAACTTCTGGATGGTTGGCCACACCGCGATACTTCATGATGAGTTCTGCATTGTCCTTTGCGTTATCACCATTAATGTCAATGTACTGACCATAGTGAGAACCAGACGCAGTTACATAACCCGCACCATCGTCATCCGCTTTCGGAACGATAGAAGGTAATTTATCATTTTCTTTACCGGTTTCTTTTTTCGATGCTCTTTTGAGTTCGAAACCGAATAATTTCATAATACTGTTATTGTCGTCTGCCATCTTTGCCTCAAAGTAAAAATAATACGCAGGGGGAAAATCCCCCTACGCATATATTTAGTCACAACTTAACTAGTTGTGCCTGACTCCCAATATTGTACTTGGAATGTTACGGTAAACTCTTCGATAGTGTCTACTGTATCATAGTTCAAGTCAATAGCAGAAATCACGGTTGGGAAACAAGAACGGAAGTTGTAAGTCTTAATTACAAGTCCATCTTTGTCCAACTGGTCTACTGACAGGTCAGTTTGGTAATCCGCAGGATCATTGAATCCGGTATTCGCATTGTGCGAATTGATACCGTTCATCCAACGTTCCATTGCATCACGTATTTCAAAACCTGTGTCGTTAATGACGGTTACTGTCCACTCTTCGAATGTACGGTCACCGGCAATCTTCAGTTGACGACCACGGAAAGGTACCGTGATCGGAGCAACGTTAGAAGAAGGTAACTGTGCACCCTTCACCATGAAAGAAGTCAGTTCTGCATCACCAAGGGCATATGCAGGAAAGTTCAACTTACAGTTGAAGAGGTTAGGACGAGCACCACCGCCTTTTAGTTTTGATTTAAAATCATCTACACCTAAAATAGCCATTGTATTATGCTCCTACCGTGCCGATAACTTCTTCAAAGTCCACACCACTTCTAACAGCAACAAAGTTCAATTGAACGAAGTTGATAGAACGTGCGGGTTTAACGAAGATACTTGCAACAAATTGGTTATTGTCCACAACTTCTTGATTGTTGTTTGTTTCATCACATACAACACGGAAGTCAGTTATACCTCTACGACCCTTAACTCTACGGAGGAAAGGTTCAACGATATTTACGAACTCTGCACGAGTAAACTCGTCATTGAATTCGAACATCACGTTTTTCGCAGCTTCACCAATAGACTTCTCAATCGCAATAAACAAACGTCTTACGTTGATACGGTCAAAGGCAGAAGGTCGGCTTTCCAACGTCTTATCACCAAACAAGATCAGACCAGTGCCTGGAATGTTTGCGATAGGGTTGACACCTGCTTTATACAGAGAATCACGTTGGGTTTGATTAGGGTTAGTTAAGATATCGGTAACACCACGATAATTACCACGTCTCTGTCCGGCAGGTGAGTACCAAGGATCTGCGATAATGTCAGTAGCAGCCATCAGACCCGCAGTGCTTGAAGCAGCAGGGATGTTGATGTACTTGTCGTTGTACTTATCAAAGATCTTGATGAAGTTGTTATCGACAATTAAGTAAGAGGATTTAGTTAATCCGCCAACGAAGGAAACCGCATTGGTTGTTGCTTGTGCATCGGTCTTACCCACAAGATTGTCTCTGTCTACAGAAGTTATTACAACACAATCTTTACGTGCAGTTGCAATTGACGTTAGGTCATTTGTAACAGTCGCGCCTTGTGCGGCAGTTGGGTGCATAGGAGCAATCAGGAAGTCAATCTCGGTAGTGAGTTTGTCTTCGAACAGATCGTAACCTTCTGAGATATCGCCAGTAGATAGAGTTGCAGACGCTTGTCCACCACCAAGATTTACTGTACGAACACCATCTACAAGAGCTGCACCGAGACCATAGTTGGTCGCAGTATCTACATCAGGAGTAGTTCCCCAGTTTCCGCCAAGATCTAAGAAGTCAGAACCGAAGGCAGAGTCATCACCGAAGTAACCATTCCAGATATACTGAGAGTTTGCATTCAGTACGTCAGAGATATAGTTAGGTGAATTGTCAGGAGTTACTGCGCCTTTAGCAACAGAGAGATATTCAAACTTTTCAAGAACTGCACCAACAGTACCAGAGATTAGACCGGTACGGTCAATAATAGCAACGTGAACTTCGTCATTAGATGCACCATTGCTGGTTGCATAAGTAGAAGATCCGGGCGCGCCATTGAACTGTGATGCGTATGACCAACCAGTAAAGTGATCAACACTTGCAGAGTCGCCAGCAGGACAGAAAGATACAGTCAAAGCGTTACCAATGTCGCCTGGATATTTTGCAATCCAAGTACCACTAGAAGTTTTTGAAACACCTTCACCTACTGCGTCTTTGACAGTATTTTCCCAGTGAGAGCCATTGTTGACAATCATAGAGTTAAGGTCAGAGTCACCTGCAAGTTTGGTCACTGCACCGTGTGCGTTTTGTCCACCATTGTTCTCGCGAACAACTTGAAGAGTTTGTGAGTATTTTAAGAAATACGCAGCGGAATGAAAATCCACTGAGTTCGTGTCGTTAGGTGCGGCAAATGCAGTAACTAAACCCGTCTCGTCAGAGATAAGAGTTCGTTCATGCACAGGGCCCCAACGGAAGTTTCCTACGAAACCAGCACCAGAAGCACCGACAGCAGGCACGATTGCCGTTTTGTCGATCTCACTGATATTGATCCGTGGAGATGCGGGTTTTACAGCCATAGCATTTTCCTTTAGTTTCGTTAACGAATGATAAGTAAATCATAATACGGTTATTTTCAATACTAGTATTTATAAGAATACTATTCTCTACCAGTCTCGATCACCTATCGTGTCTATAGAGTGCCATCCTTGGTATGTGTTATCTTGTTCTTCGATATAATCCGATCCATCATCAATGAAACCGAACGGTACTATATCATTTTCTATTGCGGACATCTTATCTCGGAACATCATGTCCTTTAGATTAATGTCTGTCATATCCGCAAAGAATTGGGTGGATACGAAATATCCAAACATCACTAGGTTCATCATAAGGTCATCGTGGTTACCACTAGAGGCTTCGTATGATTGTCCTTTACCTATGAATGTTGATATCTCTAGGATGGTGTTCTCATCCACTATGTTTATTTTGTTTGTTTCTATAATGTCTTTGATTGAGGAACACCCAAGTCTCTTGACTTTTCGGTTCATTTCTATACCGAGTGCGTCTGCCTTGGTTGCACTGGAGGTGTGGAGGTTCTCATATTCTAAGTCATAATATAGTCCATTACAAACTACTGTACCCTGATCATTTGATTCAACGACTACCCACGATTGATTGTAGAGATTCGCATACTTATATATAATGTTAGGAAAGAGTAGTGGAGAAATAGTATTGCACCGATACACCGCGACTTGTTTGAAAGGTCGTGAGGTAATATCGATTACGTTAAACGTAGAATAATCCTGTCCTCTTCCCTTCGATACATCAACTGCCATGATGTATTCGTAATCCTTAATTGGTTCGTCATATATAAGGCAGTCACCCCCTTCAAGAACACTTGAAGGATTTTGTGCTCTGAGACCCATCAGGGTTTCTGCACCTATGAGTGTATCACCCGTACCAAAGAAAGTATTACCAAATTCTTGGTCGAACTGTAATTGAGAAGTGTTCGCAATTGTTTGCAACTTCCATTTCTCATCCCTGCCCGGCACATCCCACCAATCCACACGGAATGGTTGGTATGCATTCGTTCCTTGAAC